CCGTCCGCTACAGCAGCCATCCGCACACGCAGGCTGGCCGGTGGACGTCCTGTCACCGGTTCAGTGAGGCGAAGTTCCTCCAGCAGTGGCCGCAGTTCAAGGGTGGCTCACAGCCCGCTCCGGCTAAGTCCTCTCCTGCTCCCCAAGGTGCACCTCAGCACGCCCACGGGATTGACGTCTCCAGCCATCAGGCGGGCCTGAACATCCCCGCCATCTGGGCTGACTTCGTGATCGTGAAGGCCACCGAGGATGACGACTACGTCAACCCCCACATGGTGTCTCAGGCTAACGCCACACTGGGGGCTTCGAAGCGTCTCGGCTTCTACCACTTCGCCCGCCCCGGTGACGCGGCGGCCCAGGCCCGAATGTTCGTCGCCACCGTCGGGTCATTCCGCAGCAAGGCCACTCTGTGGTTGGACTGGGAGGACAACGCCGTGCCGCAGGGGCCAGGCTGGGCGAAGGCTTTCTTGGATACCGTGAAGCAGCTGACGGGTTCTACGCCGGGCATCTACATGAACGACTCTGCGCTCAACAGCTACGACTGGACTGCCGTGGCCGCCCAGTACCCGCTATGGTATGCGGACCCAGAAAACTACAACACCGTCTACATGGGCTACATCGACCCGGCGGTTCCGAGCGTCCCATACTGGGGGCAGCCGATCGTCCACCAGTACTCCCAGTATGGGCAGTTGCCCGGCTACAACGGGAACCTCGACTTTGACCGCCTGCGTGACCGGTCCGCCTGGGACCGGATGATCAACGGGCAGGCCCCAGCGCCCACCCCTGCACCACAGTCGGGGAACCTTGTCGTGGACGGCGAGTACGGCCCCGCCACCGTGAGCAAGCTCATTCAGGTGTTCGCCCCCGGATACTCGGAGGTGTACGCCGTCGCTAACCTGAGGCGCTACCTCAACAAGACCGTCCCGGAGGCGTCCCAGAAGCAGCTCACCGGCTCCGGCAGGCTCCCCGAGGACCGGGGCTGGGACTCCCAGGCGATCAAGGTGTTCCAGTACTGGGCGTGGTGCTGGGTGCGCCCCGTCGCCGGTTCCACGTGGAACCAGTTCGCCCCCGGCTGGAGCTTCGGCGACTACATTGACGGCGAGGCTGGGGAGGCCACCTGGGCCGCCCTCCAGGAGGCCCTGAACCGCTCGAGACCGGGCTCATTCCGACTGATGTGACCACGAGCCGCGGGCGACGGTAGACTAGAGGGTGGGGCGGAAGTCCTGCCCTCTAGCATTATATGGAAGGGGTTTCATGAGCGTTTACGCTTCTCCCTCATTCTGGTCCGGCCTTGGTGATCGCGCCATCAAGACGTTCTCCCAGTCTCTTCTGGCTGCCGTCACCGTCGGTGTAGGCGTCCTCGACCTGGACTGGAAGGGCGCCCTGGGTATCGCCGCCACCGCGGTTATCGCTAGCGTCCTGACTTCCTTCGCCGACCCGAAGGAGGCCGACAAGGCGGTCGCCACCGCTGTCCCCGAGTACACTCCCCGCCACGCGAGCTGAGTGAGCTGTGCTGCCAGTAGAGAGCGCCCTGCCGATAGGGCAGATCCTCACATCACCTGACTTGATTGCGGCCATGGTCGCCCTACTGGCTGCACTGGTGGCTCGCCTGACAAGCAAGCTGAAGAGCCAGCAGAAGCTAACTGAAGAGCGCATGGACCGCATGAGCGTCCATGTCGCCCGTGCTGCGGACGCCGCCGAATCCGCCTCGGAAGGGGTGCACAACAACCACGCCGTCAACCTGCGAGATGACCTTGATATGCGATTCGATGACCTGACTAAGAAGATGGATGTTCTTGCTAGCGCCGTGGGCGCGCTAAGGGAGAGTGTCGCTGATCAGTCGCGCCGCATTCAGGGGCTCGAGGGGCAGGTTGAGGGTGTCCGCAATGACGCTAGGGCTGACAGGACTCACCTCTACTCCGAGGTGTCCAGCCTTCATGATCGAATTGATAGAGTGAAGGATATTGCAGGTCGACATCAGGAGGCTTCATGAGTGTCGGGTACGCAAGAATTACTGGGCGCATAGTCGGCCCCGAAGGGCTTGGGCGCATGGGGCGCGTCGAGTTCATCCCCATAGGCCAGTATCGCGCAGTCGAGGAAGGCGGAGGGCAGGCAGCCATATACCACTACGCCGCCGCCCGCCTATCCTCTGACGGATACTTGACTAGCGCCCGCGAAGAGCGATTCATTCAGCTTGCCGCCCCCGAGACTCTTCTCGAAGGCGAGATGAACTACCGGGTCATCATTGACATCCCCGGTGATTTCGACGGCAGGCGCGAGTACCTGGCTCACATCACCGCCGGAACCACAGTCGACCTTGTAGACATTATCCGGGGGAGGGTGGTCACAGACGTGACACCGCCGCCCTCCCCCAGCCCCCTGGTCCGCGTCAATGACCAGGGGAACCTAGAAGCAGTAAATCCAGCAGACGTCATCGACGTCGGGGATGGAATATTGAAATGGAGGGATGGCCTTGGCTGATCTTACCTGGTATTCGAAGACGCGCGCCGATCAGGTGTTCGCCACTAAGAATGAGGTGACGCAGTTCCGCCAGGACACGGAGAAGCGCCTACCGGACACCTCAACATTGGCGAAGAAGTCGGAGATGGCGGAGGCCGACCTGGCACTTGGAGGCCGGATAGACGCCGTGAAGGCGACAGCTGAGGCTGCCGTTCCCCGCACGGAAGCAGCATCTACGTACACCACTAAGGAGGAGGCTCAGGCTGAGAGCGCCCGCCTCACCCAGAGCATCGACAGCGTCCGCAGTACAGCGGAGGCTGCAGCAACGAAAACTGAGCTCACAGCATACGTCACCACGTCATCAGTGGCCTCCACCTACGCCACGAAAGAATCACTGTCAGGCTATCTGAAAACTGATGCAGCCGCAGAACGGTACGCCACCAAGGAGGCCCTGGCCCAGGCGCAGCTAGGTGGCGGCGCACAGACCCCAGACCTTTCTGGGTTTGCAACGAAGGCAGACGTGAGGCAGGCTGACGATGCTCTTGGGTCGCGCATAGATGGGGTCAAGGCCACTGCAGATGCGGCTCTCCCTAAGGATTCTGCGGCCGCCACGTATGCCACTAAGTCGGACCTGTCCCCCTACCTCCGTTCAGCCGACGCTGCCAGCACCTACGCACCCAAGGCGTCCCTGTCTGATTATGTCACCCGCTCCGACGCCGATCAGTTGTACGCCTCCAGCGACAACCTTCAGCGCGAGCTCAGTCAGAAGGCTGGCCTGGCGGACCTGAACGACGTCACCCGGCGAGTCGACTCCCTCGGTGCTGCGCTCTCGCCGTTCAAGCCTGGGGAGCGTTACTACTCCCCGGTGACGTATTTCTGGCCCGATTACTACGATGATGGCAAACCGGGCAAGACCTCGAAGTGGGCGCAGATCCTGAAGTTCGCGGGCTCGCTCGGCATCGTCATCCTGAACCGGAACAGCGGCAACTGGGATGAGTTCAACGTCGACTTCAAGAAGCAGGCCGAGCTGGCGCTCGCCGCCGGTGCGAAGCGCGCCGTGTTCTACGTCAAGACCCAGTACCTAGCCGCGACCCTCCCAGCGGGGGATTCTGGCCGCAACAACGTGCCCAACGTGGACAAGTACACGCCAGACTACATCCTCGGCCAGATCGACAAGGCGAAGACTCAGTACGGGGACGTCTGTCAGGGCGTGTTCCTGGATGAGGCCATCAACGGCTGGGGCGCGCAGGCTGGCCGTATCCCCGCCTACAAGTCCCTGATCGACAAGATCAGGGCCAGGTACGGCAAGGACTTCCTCATCGTCGTCAACTCGGGCTCGAACATCTCCGAGGACATGTGCAGACTCGACTTCGACGTCTGCATGATGTTCGAGAAGGACGCCACGGCGTTCCTGAACGAGGACCCGGGTACCCCGATTCTCCCGGATCACATGAAGGCGTACCCGTCTACGCGTTGGTGGGCTGTCGTCCATGGGGTGACGTCGGAGAACTACCGGAAGGTGTTCGACAAGGCCGACTCCCTCGGTATTGCGCACTTGTACATCACGGATGGGCAATTGCGCGAGGATCCGCAGCAGGGCGGCCAGTGGGAGCCTATCGGCGACCCCTATGCGAACCCGCCGTCGAGTCACATTCTTGAGCTCGTGGTTCCGTGGCTGAAGGGCTACCTCCCGCTGAAGCTTGAGGTGGACGTTCTGCGTTCCCGTCCCGTGGTCATCTCGCTTGGTAAGCACGAGGCGATCCCGGCTGGGACGAAGCCCGGAACGATTATCGTCAGGAAGGAAGCGTAGTGGCAGACAGTATCCTCCCCGCCCTCGGGGACTGGTGGTGGTCCAAGGGGAAGAGGCAGGGCACCTCGGTGTACCTGAACGCAGGCGCCTCGACCACCCCATACGACGGCGCAGCCGTGCCCGTAGGGTCGCGCAGGTTCACGTTTGAGGTCACCTACACCTCGGGGGACTCGAACCGGATAGACGTCCGCGTGAACTGGTTCAACGACAACAAGGTCAAGGTGTCGGGCCCCTTCGATGTCCAGACCTTCGACCTGGCCTCGACTCAGAACGGGACGGCCCTGCTGGCGGTAGATCTGCCTCCCAGCGCCTCCCCGCGGTGGCTGCCGTCCATTCTCATCCCTAGCAGCGCCCACGACATCATCATCCACTCGCTGAAGGTCTACGAGACGCCAGCCCCTGCGGGGCCTGCGACTACCGTGTGGACAGGCTCCGAGGAGGCCGCTGCGACCGTGACCGTGTGGGACGGCGCCACCGAGATTCCAGCTACTGTCGAGATTCAGGCTTAAGGAGAGATATGGCAGAAGAGAAGCCCCAGACCGGCTACTGCGGCCCGTCGCAGGTGACGATCAACATCGGCACGTCCGGCGTCAAGATCAACGACGAGGGCAAGCCTCAGGCGGGCCTGGACCCGGCCCAGTACGTGACCCGGAAGGACTTCCTGGACGCACTGGAGCTGCGGCCCACACGAGATCAGGTAGAGACCCAGATTGCTGGCGTCCGCACAGACGCCGCGAATGCTTCCGCAGCTTCGGTTGTGGCTAAGGCTGCTGCGGAGGAGGCTAGGGTGCGGGCGGCGGCGGCTGACAGCGCGTCGTCAGAGGCATCCACCAAGGTGAACGCTCTTTCGGCCACGGTGGCGGCCACTCCGCGCCTGCTGCGCCTGGACCGCGAGGCCCTTGTGCCTGAGGGGACACCTGTCGGCACGATCATCGTGCGCCCGACGACACCCATCAGCGGCGGGGAGAACTCGTTCCCGCCCGTGACCGAGTGGCCTGGCATCACTGCATCCCCGGCTGGTGATGGGGTCATAGTCGACAAGGACCACACCCCGCTCCACCCCGGCCCAGAGCAGATGCGCTCAGCCAAGGGGACGTGGGACATCGAGATCCGCTACTCCTACCACGGCTCCGGTGAGGGCGACGAGGAGGCCATGGTGCCTCTGCGTATCGGCCGCCTGTGGGCCGCTGAGGACCTGATCGAGGTGCGCCGTGGCGAGGAGTTCGTGAAGTTCCGAGCGTTCCCTGGGGACAACAAGCTCTACAAGGCGAAGATCACGCCGATGGACGTCGACAAGCACATCGGCATGTTCAAGTTCGCCGAGAAGTGGGGTCCCTTCATCGAGTCTCACGCGCCTGGCAGCGTGCCAGTCGTGATCCACGACATCAAGGTCACGAAGGCTGCCTAAGACGCTA